GCCCATTGGGGCGATTGTGGAGTTTTGGGGCACCTCTATTCCCACAGGCTACGAGTGGCCTAATGGCCAGACGCTGGCCACGGTTGCCACAAATTACCCGGAGTATAATGCCGTCTATGGCAGCGGCGCGACTCCTGATCTTCGTGGTTATGCCTCAATTTGCTTGGATAACCTCGGTGGCGCCGCGGCGGGCCGCCTGCCGAACGGTTTTATCAGCGGTAGCACACTTGGAGCTGTCGGAGGTGTAGACGGTGCCGGCTTGGTGACTGCAAATATTCCCGCCCACGCCCACAATGTGTATTTTGGAGATCCTGGCCATACCCATAATTTTATCAATAATGGTACCGCGATGGCCGGAGTTTATACCGACCAAAGTCAGTGCTTCCAGTACCTGCAATCCGGCGGTCAAGGGTGTCAGAGCTACTACACCACCATCCAATCGTCTGGAACCGGATGCTATATTGGGTCCGCCCCCGGCACGAATAACAGCACGACCACCTCGGTTGGTTCTGGGTCCATAGTTAGCCATTTGCAACCGAGCATAATGATGGCTAAGATTATGGTTGTTGAATGAAATGGTTTTTATTAGCTCTTCATCTCATAATCGTTCATGCTCCCAATGGAGATGAAATCGAGCTAAATACGAACGAGGTGAGTAGCTTGCGGGAGCCAAGAGATGCGGAAGGTCATTATCACAAAGATGTCAATTGTGTGATCTTCATGACGAATGGCAGGTTCATATCCGCCACGGAGAGCTGCAAAGATATACACGCCATGCTAGAGGCCGCAAAATGAAGATCGTAATTAGCTCAGGTCATGGGCTCCATGTTCGGGGGGCCAGCGGTCTGATTGATGAGGTCGATGAGGCCCGCAAGGTCGTGGACGAAACCGCGAAATGGCTCCGCTACTATGGGAATCAGGTCGTTACCTTCCATGATAATGACTCGGTGACCCAGAGTGAAAACCTGGATGCTATTGTGGGCTTCCATAACTCGCAGGATCGGGACCTGGATGTCAGCGTGCATTTCAATTGCTATGTGGAGACGCTTGATCCGGTGGGAACCGAGACCCTTTACCTGACTCAGGTGGAGCTGGCAGGTCGGGTGTCCCACACCATTGCTAAGGCTGGGAATCTGATTGACCGCGGTGCGAAGAAACGCACCGACCTAGCATTCCTGAACGGCTGTGATAGGCCGGCAATTCTGATCGAAATGTGTTTCGTGGATTCCGACCCTGATGTGACCAATTATCTGGAGAACTTCGAGTGGATCTGTCGGTCCCTCGGCAAAATGCCAACCTATACCAATGAGGAAATAGTCACCTTCAAGGGACCGTGTTCCTGGTTCGGGGGTCCGAATGACATGGGCGTCGATCCGGACGAAGGGCTGGCGTTTATTTATGACGCGGAAGATGCTCCGCATCTATTCTTGGAAGGTCAACCCCCCAACACCACAGGGCTGGCTCGGAGACTCAATCCAGACGTATATTATGTCGCGTGTCGTTGGGATTATGATGTCACGCCGAAAGAGCAGCTCGCGGACCACTCCCTTCAAGCATTGATCCGGAATCCCGCCACCGGCAAAGAGATCCTCGCGTGGCCCTCAGATTGGGGGCCTCACCAGGATACGGGTCGAGCAGCCGACCTCAGCCCAGCAGCGCTGGATGAACTAGGCCTCGATACGGATGACGAGGTTGAAGTTATCTATCCAGCTAGGAGAATGAAATGAGCAAACAGACTGACGACCTTATCGATCAGATCAGCGGGGTGTGCATTGGCCTTTCTGGTCTCAAGGTCCAACTTACTGCGATTCCGGCACAGTATCCAACCGAGCCGGGGGCGCCCACGATTCCGCCGAAAGAGGTGACGCAAGAAGATTATGCGCACGCCAAGAAGCTCGCGGAGTCGCTGAAGGCTCTCGCCGGGGATCTGGAAGCCCAGATTTCCAGGGAAAGTAAGGTGCCGGAAGATCCGAGCAAGAGCAAAAGCAAAACCTAAGGACAAGAAGCGTGCCAGAAAGCCAGATCGACATAAACGACGTGGCGAGCATCGGGGTCGTAAGGGACAGTCCCCCTCACGAGCTGCCTCCCGAGGCGTGGACGCTGGCGGAAAACGTAAGGTTCGAAGACGATAGTGTGGTGCAATTGCTGGGTTATTCCCAGATATTCGGCACTCCGCTATTTGCTCCTTATTTCGCGCAATTCGTCAGCACTCCCACCAATCCGTGGTGGCTCTATGCCGGTGTGAGTAAGATCGCGGCCTACGATGGCACGACCCATTTTGATGTTACCAGAACGACGGATGGCTCCGTCTATAACGCGTCCTCTACGTTAGCGGCGGCGCAATGGCAAGGGACCAATATTGGCGGGATTCCGGTACTGAACAACAGTATTGATGTCCCCCAATATTGGCCCTTCAATACCCTCGGTGGGTTCACCGGAACCACCCATATGGCCAATTTGCCTAATTGGCCTTCTACTTTGCGGTGCGATGTTATCCGGGCTTTCGGACCCGTGATGATCGCGCTCAGTTTGCAGGACTCCAGCTCCGGCTCTAATGTCCTGAAACCTTATGATGTTCGTTGGAGCCACCCGGCGGACCCCGGTAATGTGCCTCCGACCTGGGACATCACCGACCCCACCCATAATGCAGGTCAGGTCAGCTTATCTGACGTAGATTCCGGTCAAATTATGGATGGAATGGGCCTCCAGGGCAAATTTTATGTCTACAAAGAAAACAGCGTGTGGAGGTTCCGCAATGTCGGTGGTCAATATATCTTCGACGAAGATCCGTTCCTTGAGAACATTGGTTTGCTCACAGGTCGGTGCGTGGCGGTTACCGGAGATGGGCAGAAGCATTTCTTCGTGGCCCAAGATAACCTGTATGTCCATGACGGAAATAGCGCCAAACCCATTTTGGACAAACGGACCCGCCGATATTTATTCAATAACATCGACGTGGGGAACTACACCAATTCTTTCGTCTTCATAAATCCCGTGCGGCGGGAAGGTTGGTTCTGCTACCCGCAGGTGGGGTCAACCTTCCCCGACCGCGCAATAATTGTTAATTATGATACTTTTTCAGCTACCGAAGTGGGAGGTGTAGATTGGCAAGCGGCGGCTATTGGGACGATTCAGACGTCCGACACGAGCACATGGTCTACGGTCCCTGGAACATGGGCATCGATGACGACCCCGTGGTCATTTGCAAATCGGCGCAAGATTCTGCTGTGCAAACCCACAGTGACCCGGCTGGAGGAGCTGGACATCGGCCAGACCAGAGACGGGACGGCGTTTACGGGTCTTATCCAGAGGACTTCTTTAGGTGTGGTGGGCCGCAACCGACGTTCCGGAGATTGGATAACGGACTTCGAGGTCCGAAAGATGGTCCACCGAATCTGGCCCAAGATGAGCGGGAGCCAGGTGCAGATCAGGCTCGGGGGTCAGGAAAGACCTAACGGGCCAATCACCTGGAGCCCGTATGTGACCTTCGATCCTAATACCCAGAAGTGGGCAGATGTTACAGCGGAAGGTGCTGCGCTCTGTGTTGAAATTTCCGGGGCGAATGGCTGGAAGCTAGATGGCTACAAGTTGGATATGGTTACGCTCGGCAGGTTCTAATGCCTTTTACGGTCAAGAAACTTACCCCTATTAAGACCGATTCCCTGATTAACTTAGGGCAGAGCGTCCTTGACCTTGCCAAGTATGTGGAGGATGAGTTCGGGTTTGTAGCGACCGCACTCCAGAGCACCGAACCGGATCATATCTGGAATACTGCGCCCCCGCGCCCGCGTCGGGGAACCTACGCCTACGCCGACGGCACCCATTGGAATCCGGGGTGGGGAGAGGGGCCGTATTACTACAATGGAAGCTTGTGGCTTCCGATGAATAGCTTCGCTTCGACCACGGTCAAGAATATCAAAATCCAGCAATTTACCACGGTTGGCACTTCTACCTATACTCCCTCAGCCGGGCTGCTATTTGCGCTTATGACCGTCCAGGCTGGTGGTGGGGCTGGTGGTGGCTGCAATAACGGTAGTGCCTCTGGAGGCTATGCTGGGTGCGGAGGGAATTCTGGTGGATATTCGAAACATCTCGCGACTGCGGCGGCAGTTGGGGTCTCGCAGACTGTTACCGTCGGTGCAGGAGGGACGCCGGGAGCCGCTGGCGCCAATCCAGGTGGGAACGGCGGAAATAGTAGCATTGGCGCCCTCTGCACCGCAAACGGGGGTTCGGGAGGACCCGGAATCAGTAGCGCAGCGTTTAGCGCTCCTAGCGCGCCCGCAGCGGCGGGGACCGGGAACATAATCGCGGTCCCCGGAAATGTTGGGGGTTCGGGATATTATACCTCGACCTACAGCGGGTCGCCATATGCCCTTACTCTGGGTCACGGAGCCAATTCCTTGTTTGGAGCAGGAGGTCTACCGGTCTGGAATGCCGGTAATGGCAATGCTGGAACAGGATACGGTTCTGGCGGCAGCGGAGGGGGATGGGTGACCACAGTTAATACCGCCTCTGGCGGCGCCGGTCGGCAAGGAATCGCACTTGTGTTGGAGTTCTGCAATCAATGATGGAACCTCAGACCATTTACGAGGAAAACAAAAAAGCCGCAAGGCAGGTCTTTCTGATGTCAATGGACCAGATCGACCATTATTGGCCAGACATAGTTAGGGTCCTTGGTGAGGTCCCTGGATATTATGACTTTTTCACTACCGAGTGGACCTACAGCCGCGCACGGGAGGGCGCACTACAAATCTGGGGCTTTACCGATGGTATGATCCAAGGTATAGCTTGTACCCAAATTCTGGTTTTTCCCGCACAGAAGGCGTTTGAGATCCTCGCGGCTGGCGGCCCCGGAATGCTGGATTTCATCGACGAGATGGACACGGTATTCCAAAGGCTGGCCCGCGAAGCCAAATGCAACACCCTCATCGCACGGGTTCGGCCCGGCCTTGTTAGGAAACTGGCAAGGAATAAGGGCACCGAAGTGGGCGCCGTGTGGTTGTATAAGCCTGTGAAGCAAGAAGTGGAGAACTAATATGGGCTCCAGCTCGGGACAAAGCCAATCTCAGACTACCCAGAACCTTACGCCACAACAGCAGAGCTTGGTCAATCTGGCCATGCCGGGGTATCAGCAGTTCGCTGGGAGCACTTTTACTCCGCCAACAGGAGCCAACGCGGTCGCTGGCTTCACCCCAGCCCAACAACAGGGGCAAGCCGATGTACTCGGAAGCACGGGTCAGATGGGTAATACGGTCGGAACAGCCGCAGGTACAAACCAATATCTTAGCTCTGGTGCGTTCCTTGATCCAGGGACCAATCCGTACGTCCAGAACGCGGTTAAAGCTGCCACCGACCCGATCTTCCAGAACCTTGCTCAAAACACGATCCCGACGGACCAAGGAAACGCTGCCTCAGGATCTGGTGTTAACTACGGGGGATCCCGAGAAGGTATAGCCGAGGGCCTTGCTACGCAAGGCGCACAGCGGGCCGCTGGTCAGGCCGGAGCTTCGATCATGAATACTGCTTTGGGACAAGGCCTCACCGCCACAAATCAGGCGATTGCTCAAGCTCCGACCACCGCAGGATCGCTTGGGATTCCGGGGGCCACCGAGAGTGCGGTTGGCGACGTTCAGCAACAACAGCAGCAAAATGTGCTGAATGCGAATAATCAAGCTGCGATGCTCCAATACATGCTGCCCTTGTTGCAGGCGCAGGAACTCACCCAGGGCGCCGCGGCGCTACCTGGAGGCTCCGTGTCCAGCACAGGTCAGACAACCCAGCAGGCTGCACCGTGGCAGATCGCCGCGGGCCTCATGGCTGGCGCCGGAAGCCTCTTCGGAGGTGGAGGCGGCGCTGGCGGTGGCCTCCTGAACAGCTTGCTGAAGCCGGTGGCGAACTCCATGATGGGCGGGGGTTCGCCAACGGGATATGGAAGCTAGCCCATAGGAGGACAACATGGCAGACGACGATGGCTACCTTGATCCTCGAGGTGATACTCCGGTTGGGAGCACGTATCCTATTGGCAACCTCGGGTCCAACGACCCGTTGGTGGATTGGGCTTCCAATCTGAACAAGGACGATATGGCCAAATTCCTGCATGACCCGCAGGCGCAAGCTCAGGAGTGGGCGGCGCGGGGGCATCCACCTCCGGACGACGCCACCATGCAGGCAATTCATGACCATAACGAGTCGGTGGGGACTCCGAGCAGGTCTACTCGACCCTCGGTCGCCGGGGGACCCGCCGATCCGCTGGCTGGTCCTTACCGGGTTGATCCTAAGACCGGCAGATTGCTCAATCTGACCGATCCAGCAAATACTCCCGCAGCACAGCCGACGGGAGGGAAAAAGATCAAGATGTTCGCAGGTACCGAGTCCCCGGACACTGAGGACATATGGACCCCGCATATGGGGCAGGAGAATGAGAAGCCAAACGTTCCTGGTCCAACTCCGCAAGAAGCCAGAGATAGGCTCGCGGGGAAGGTCGGGCAGGTAAGGGCAGGGCAACCCAATACTGTGCCTCCGGCTGGCGCCGCGGGGGCGCCCCCGGAAGCTGTTCCGCCCCCGGCACCAGTACCGCCTCCTGCACCTGTGCCTCCGCCTGCCGCAGCTCCAGCTCCAGCTCCCGCACCCCAGCCCAAGGGTGAAGGTCTCAATAAAGAGCCGAAGAACAAGATGCAGGAGATTGGGGACGCCATCGGTGACCTCGGAAAAGCCATGCAGGGAGTCAAGGCCCCCGAACCGCTTCGACCACCCAACATTGGGGCGCCGTCGGCTCCCAGACCGCTGCCCGCGGGGGCTCCGGCACTTCACCAGCTCGCAGCCATGCTTGGCGGGGTCCAGACCGGCCAGGTACCTGCTAGTATTATGCCAGTTCTCAAGATGTTAGGGAGAGCATAATGGCAGACGACGACAATGACCAAGCAACGAGGGATAGGCTCAAGAAGCTGGTGCCTCCGGGCAACAATATTCAGATTACGCCATCTTCGCAAGGCGCCGGTACAGCATTTGACCCGGATGCTTTCGCGGCTAGTGGGGGGAAGTCAGCGGAAGAGCGGCAAGCTGCCGCGGCGGCCCCGCAGCCCCTGAAAAGCGTACCTCCGGGTTATGACCCAGCGGCATTTAAAGCCACAGGGCAATCTGCTGAGGAGCGTGCGGCGTCTGCGGCTCCGGGCTCGGCCGTAGGGCAGGCTGGCGGACACGTCATGGATGCTTGGAACGGGTTTATTGGGCATCCAGAAAACCGGGCAGGTCTGATGCAGTTTGCGGTCAACATGTTGTCTGGTAAAGGTTTCGGGGAGTCCTTGGGCGCGGCCGCGGAAGCCACAGGGCGCAATGTGGAGAAGCAGCAGGAAGAGCAGAAATTTGAGGAACAACAGGCTCTGAAGGAAAGGGAGGTTGGAGCCTACGAGACCACCGCGCGGGCGCACATGATTGCGGCCGGGAAGAAATCCGGTGCTGACACTTATTATGAACATCTTGCTGCGCAAGAGGGTAAACAGGACCGGGAGTCATATAACAAGCTATGGCAAGCATGGCTCGATGATCCGGTCGCGGGCGCCGGGATTCTGAAGGATGTCAAACAGAGATTTCCAGGCATTACCTCCAAATCCGATCTCCAGAGGGCAGGGAATGAAGAAGCCCTCCGCTACGCACAACAGAGACATTATGCGCTGGTAAGAGGTGCATCAGCAGGTGCCGCGGGGGCGGGGGCTCCAGCGTTTAATCCTCCTGCGGGTGCCGTAGCTAAGAATGTGAATGGACGCAAGGTATATTATGACCCCAAGACAGAGCGGCCCTATCCAGGCCAGTAGCAGCCTCGGCCTCAGCGACGAGGATCTTGCTGGTTTTCCTAGCATGAAGGACGTTCCTAACTGGAGCGAGCCTGCTGAGACCCAATTCCCGTCTATGGCGCAGGCGAAGCCGTGGACACAGGAGGATGAGGACCGCAACCTTCCGAACATGAACCAGGTCCCGGATTGGAAGGACCCAGTAAAGCCGCCAGCGAGCCCCGAAATCCCGGACGATAATGCTGGGCCTCCAGGCTGGATCGATGTGGCCAAAAGTGCCTTCGGTCGCAAGGCCGCGGAGCGCGCCGCGGACGACGCTATGGGGATGCAGATTTTATTACCGTCTGGGGTTGGAGGACACAGTTTTGAGGAGCAATATCAAAAAGGTCTGGCGACGCCCGCGCATAAGGATTATACAGATAAATTATTGGGACAGGGGATTGGAGAAGGATGGACCAACCCCCACTGGTGGGTGGCGCAGCTCGCGGGTAACCTCGGAGGTGTTACCCCTGGTCTGGCGGCGGCGGGTGCGGCCTCGTTGACCCCCGCGGGGCCGATTGGCGGCATTGCGGCGTTTGGAGCGGAAGCCGCTATTGGTAATCTGCCTTCGGCATACCGGGCCGCGCGGCAAAGCGGACTGGATGAGAACGCGGCTATTCGGCAAGCTATTACCACATCTGGGCTATCTGCCGCGTTTGCTGTTGGTATGGGGATAGTTGGTAAATTCAATATTACCGGCGCGCTCGCGGGCAAACTTGCCCCTTATATTAACGAAAATATTGTGGCTGGTCTCCAGAGGCCAGTAACCGAGGCGATGGTCCAATTAGGTCTGGTGCAACCAGGTCTAATGGCCAGCCAAGATGTGGCTACCAGTCTGGCTACCACTGGACAGCTTCCGGGTGGAGACCAGCTTTTGACCGACATGGCGGTCGGCGGGCTCGCTGGTCTGGGTATCCATGAGGTGTTTAAGACCGGGGAAAGAATCAGTAAAGCACGGGAGTCAAGGGAAGAACCTGAAAAAGCTACCGCAACCGAGGATGTTATTGGGGAAGCACAGGCGGCGCAGGCGGCGCAGCCGGGCTTCCAGCGGCGATTTAGGGAGGGTACTGAACCCGCGGCGCCTGTGGGAGTGGCACAGGGTCAAGAGCCGGGGGACCCGGACGTTCCCGCCGATGGCCACAGTTATGAGGTCGATCTTACTCCGAAGACCCGCAAGGATGGGGCTCCCATGTTTCAGGGGACCGAGCCCGATGCGTTCTTTAGCCAGCTCGGTCGGGTCGTGGATGATATGCCCGACAGTATGCCTGTCAAAGATGTTATGCCCTACCTGAAGAAACGCGGAGTCAAGGATGCCGAGCTTAATGATGCATTCATTCCGCAATATCTTGGCGATGTCAGCGGGAAGGCGAACAAAGAAGACCTTATGGCATGGATTGAGTCCAATCGGGTTCAGGTCTGGGAGCGGGTCCTTCAGGACCAAGGCATTGACCCGATGGCGAAAGCGAACGAGCTTTACGACCACTACAAAGAGACGTATGGCACGGGGAATCAGCGCCAATGGGCTCCTCGTGCGCAGCGCCATATGGAGCAGGTTTTTAGACAAGCTCGGATTGATGCCGAGAAAGCGGCTAAGGAGGGGCCTCAATACGCGGCGCAAGCTCTACCTGGCCTCAAAGACAACCCGATCGAGGTCACCTTCCGCACCCCTCCGCCCAAATATGCTCCTGAGCAAATTGACCAGAAAGCTAAAGAGATCCTTGCGAGCCCAGAGGGCTGGGGTGGACCGGCCAAGGGAATGGAGAGGAACTGGGATAGATTGTCTTCGGAGGAGCAAGATAGATACCGTCAGCAGGCTAATGACCTGCTGATGCAAGCAGACCCGAACACCTTTACCGGCTCCCATTACAGCGACCCGAATACCTTCGCGCATACAAGGATGTATTTCAAGAAAGATCGGGACGGCCAGTGGACTGCAATCGTCGCAGAAATGCAGAGCGATGCCCACCAGAAAGCTGCGAAGCAAGGCTATGTTTCCGAAGGAGGCAAAATTGCCGATCTGCCGTTTAAGTCCAACTGGCACGAGCTGCTCGCCAAGAGGATCATGCAATTAGCTGCCAATCGAGGGGTCACTCGGGTCGCTTGGTATAATGGAGATCAGGTTGGGATGAGGCTCGAAAACCGAGCCCAGCTCGAGGGCGCGCGGGCAAATTATGATAAAAAAATTCCGAGCGCTTTTGAGAAGATTGCGAAGCAATTCGGGGAAAGGACAGGAGAGACCAACTTCAACGAGAGACCGGATGACCCCTACGGTGCTATGCGGCCGGGGGATTTCCTGGATCAGCTAAAAGATCTCCACCGGGAGATGGGTCTCGACATGAATAAGGTCAAAGGCCCCCTTCGGTATGTTACAATATCTCCAGCGATGGCAGAAAACCTATTCAGACATGGTCAAGCATTTTATGACGCCGATCCCCAGGTGAAATCTCACCCTGCACGGGGGACTAAGACCCTCAGCGATTTTGTTGAGAAAAACATCACCCCGCAGCATCTTGTTCAGCCTATGAAGAAGCTGGATAAGGCCTTCCATGCTATGGCGAATGAGTTCAAACTAACTCGGGGCTTTGACTTTGTTCAAGAGATGGACCCGAACGCGAAATATCGGGGCTTCTTGGCCAAAGGTGTTGATCCCGCAACTGGTAATTATAAGGTTCATGTTAATCTTAGCAGGATCATGACCGAGCATGACCTCTATGCCAGCATGAGCCATGAGTTTGGCCATGTTATTAAGGAGAATTTGTTCGAGCAAGAGCCAAGGAAGGTGCAGGCTCCGATTTGGGACTCTTATAATAAGTGGCTCGCCCGGCAGAATGACCCGCAGCGGCAGGTCGGGATGGTCCGCAGGGAGCGGGATAATGCCATCTCCCTAATGACCGGCGCCCGCGGGATGCACGACCATTATAAGCTGAGCGATCTGGTCCCCCGCAGCAAGGATTACTTCCTGGGGTTTGATGAATACTTTGCTGAGCAAGTCGCCAAGTGGATGCAGACGGACGCCAAACCTCTTGGTATCGTGGATAAGTTTTTCAAAAAGGTCAGCAATACTATTCGGAAGATGGTCACCAAATTCCGGCAAATGGACCAAGGGGGCCGGGAGAACCCGGACGCCGCGGTCGCAGATTGGCTTAATAGTAAGTTTGGCGCTCCCACGGACTGGGCGGAGCCCCATAAACAGCAATTTGATATGGACACCACCAAGAAGGCACAGGAGTCCTTCGATAAAGAGGGTGCTCCGGAAACTCGAGCGGTCCCAATGCAGGGGTCCTCGGCTGGGGGCCGCAATATCATTGATAACCTGCCTCCAGAGGTCCGGGGGAACGGCGATGCAATGGCTGCTCACGGGGACCGAATGAACTGGTTCTACAAGACCTTTATGTCCCTCCCACAGATCCAGCAACTAAATCAGCATTTGCGCCAGCTCGGCCTTTATACCTCTATGCACCGCAACGCGAATGTGGAGAAAAATATCATTATGGGCGAGGCCCACCGCAGACTAGAGCAATGGTCCAAACTTAACCAGAAGGAGCTGTTTGCACTTACCAATTTTATCCAAGATTATGCTCACATGGACCATCGGCCCAATGCACAGGAGTTCCGGGACCTGGTCAATCAGCATAAATTGAGCAATCAGGGGGTCAAGCTATTTCAGGGGGTCGTCTCGGACTTTGATGGGTTCCTGGAGAAGTATCGCAACCTGCTGATTAACGATGCTCTGCGCATCAAAGACCCGAATAGGAGGCAGAACAATTTATCTAACATCAATTCTCGGTTCGATGAGCTGTTACGGCGCCCGTTCATGCCAATCACCCACTTCGGTAAGTATAGCATCACTGTCTACGACCAGGCGAATAACATTACGCATTACGAGCAAACCAACAGCCTCAAGAGGCAGGGACAGATTAAGGATCTTTTGGAAGCTAGCAAGGATCGGCTCCCAGGGGATCGAGTGCTTGCTGGAATGGTACCTAAAGATGTCACTCCGTTCCTTGGGATGCCTCCGGGAATGATTGACCTGATTGGGGACAAGCTGAGCTTGTCAGCCACTCAAAGGGGCGCGCTGGATCAACTTCGGTTTGACTATGCTCCGGCTCAGACCTTCAAACATCAGTTCCGGAACCTGGACCTGGTCCCAGGGTATAGTACGGATTTCATGCGAGCGTATGCGCACTTCTTCTTCCACGGTGCCAACCATGTAACGAGGATCAAATGGGTCGATGCAATGCGGGACCAGATCAGATCACTTGGATCTGCATCGGAACGTCTAGCGAGAGCTGGCGATCGTACCGGCTCGAACAAGCTGGACAAGATTGTGAAATATATGCAGGGACATTTCGACGCGTGGGTCGATCCGAAGCCCGATTGGGCCGCGCTCCGGGGACTGATGTTCCACCAGTATCTGGGAATGAGCCCCGTGGCGGCGATGAACAATTTGACCCAGACCGCGCTCAGCACCTACCCGTGGATGGCAAGTAAGTACGGTGATTTCCACACCATGCGGGCTCTGGCCAAAGCCAGCACGGATTTGAATAACTTCTACAAGAAAGGCACAATGCAGGATCAGGCCAAAGGAGCGCCTCCTGGACCCGAGGGCGCGTGGCTACGCGCCGCCGGAGAGTCGGTCAACGAGGGTGTCATTTCCGAAACACAAGGCCATCAGCTCGCCGCTGTGTCTGAGGATCGCAACCTCCTTCGTGCCTTTGGTAAGAAGGGCGAGAAAGCTTGGCTCAAGTTCCAGGAGGCGTCCTCTTGGATGTTTGATCTTTCGGAGCAATACAATCGGAGGGTGGCGTTCCGGGCCGCCTGGGATATGGCTATGAAGTTTGGCCCCGATCACAAGGCGGTCAGAGAGGCCATTCTGCAAGACCCAATTTTGTACCAGAAGCTGATAGATACCGAGGCCAAAGGTGGCAAAAATTGGAGTAAGCAGGAGGCGGGGGCCTTCATGGCCGCCAAACATGCGGTGGAGGCTACCCAGTTCGAGTACCAGCCGTTTGCTCGGCCCGCGTTTATGCGGGGCAGGCTCGGGGTCCCGTTCATATTCAAACAGTTCACCCAGAACATGTTGTTCAACCTCTGGAACAACCCTGGAATGGCGGTCCGCTGGGCGGTTATTATGGGAGCAATGGGAGGCTTGGGCGGTCTTGCTGGGTATGAGAATGTTAACTCCATTATCAAAACTATTGCAGGCAGGGTGTTCGGTAAGGATTTCGATCTGGATGATGAAGTCAGGCATTTCGCCCATGATGTTCTGAATGATGTTATTCCGCCAGATATTCTGTTACATGGGCTTGCCGTGAAGGGATTTGGCATCCCTCACGTCATGCATAGTGTTGGAGCTAATTGGTTCCCCACGGTGGATTTGAGCAAGAGCGTGGGGATGGGAGATATTCTCGGCTTCGATCCTATGAAGCTCACTGGGCTCGCCCCCAGTCTCCATCCACGGGAAGAGGAATTGCGGCAGCTTAGTCGGGCCTCCGGCGCGGCGTTTGCGATTCCCTTCTCTCTGTTTGACTTCGCCAGCAGCAATGAGAACTTTACCAGCCTCAAGAAGTATGAACCCCTGATGCCGCACTGGATGGGGGCTCTCAGTCATGCTTGGAGGTGGTACGACCAAGGCCGGGAGACCAACGCCGCAGGTAATACCACCATTCGGTTCAATCCGCAGGACACTGAGCATATGACCGAGATCCTCGCACGGGCGATGGGGTTCCAACCCCGCCGCCTGACCGAGGAGTGGGAGCGCACTCAAGCCTTGAAGGAGTCAAGTGATTTCTGGGATCTGCGCCGTCAGACCTTAATCCGCCAATACGGAGATGCGGTCAAGAACGAGGATTCCGAAGGCGCCGATAAGGTCGCGGAGGCGGTAGCCAATTACAATGACCAACTTCCGGATGAGGCCCGTGCAAAGGCTATTACCGGGAAGGCTCTTAGGACTTCTGCACGACAGCGCATGGGGGTTGCGGAAAAGACAGAAGAAGGTATCCCGACCCAGAAGAGCAATATCCCGCTCCTTGAGGCTATGGAGCCTTATTATCCTCGGGGTTGGCCGAAGGGCCTCATTGATGCGGGTCCGGTGCAATAGGGACATTATCAGGCGGATTTTGTCCCCTTTTGCGACCCCGGAATACAGACCCCCGACTGGTTGTTCTGAGTGGTCACTTCGAGCAGGCGGCCGTGGACCGCGGCTTTGACTGCCTCCTCGAAATCCTTCAGAGACATATGCGCCATAGATTGCTGCCACAGCAAACGTGTGGTCATGAAGCCAAAAAACTTCACCGTACCTACAATCTCATGGACATGGTCCGATTGCAAGACCGTGCCTATGGTGTCAAACACTCGGACCATATCTTGTTCGTTCATGGTCAGGATTTGATCGGCCTCTTTTAGATCGTCCTCTTCAATAATAAGCTGCGAGCGTTTAGAAGCTGCAAGAATAATTGCGAATTTATGTAGGTGGGTTTGCTTTCGAGCAAGGTAACCTGCAAATCTTTCAGATGAGAGATGCTGAGGGCGCAGATCTGGGTTATTATGGTCCGCATACCAGGCTTCCCCCCAGTCGCGGGCAA